ATGGAAAGTAATATGTTATTCAAACTGAAAAACGGATGGACGGTCACCAACGAGAAGCACTCCGATGTCCTGTCATATCTGAAAGAGCATCACCCGGAAACACCGTATCAGGAAGACTCCACGGGCTATACATGGGACGAAGCAGGTATAGCAGACCTGTTCTCGGAATGCTATGACAACGACACACGCTACTGCCCGGAAAAGAAGTCGTGGTACACTTACGACAACGGCGCATGGAAGAAGGACACGCAGGGGCTACTTGTCTCAGCAAAACTCAAAGAGTTCGTCCGCCTCCTGTCCCTGTACTGCGGTGAGATAGAAGACGATGATAGGCGTAAAGACTACATGAAGTTTGTAGCAAAACTCGGAGACCGCCGTATGCGAGATCGCATCTTAAGAGACGCAGAAGACAGCATGAAGATATCTGCGGAGACCTTTGATAAGAACCCGTATCTCATAAACTGTCTGAACGGCACCTACGATCTCAAGACTGGCAGATTCAGAGAACACAGCTATGCAGACTACCTTACGATGCAGACGCGCTTTGAGTACACAGTCAGGCCGAAGAAGTGTGAGAGGTGGGAGACCTTCATAGATGAAGTCACGCAGGGAGACAAGGATAAGGCCGCCTTTATAAAACGCAGTCTGGGATACTCGATAATCGGCACCTCAAAGGAAGAATGCCTCTTCATCCTGTACGGCAGCACAACGAGAAACGGCAAGTCTACACTGCTGAGAGCTATAGAATACATGCTTGGTGACTACTCGGAGGCTTCAGACGTGGCAATCATCTGTAAGAGAGATCGGCAGAAAGACGCAGACGCGCCCTCTTCACTGCTTGCCGCACTCAAGGGTAAGAGGTTCGTAACAATGGCAGAACCCGACAGTAACAGCCGCTTAAACGTGGCAGCCATAAAGCAATTCACGGGCGGTGAGAGCATCACGGCACGCGCGCTGTATGAGAAGCCGATAACATACGTGCCGCAGTTTACCCTCTGGATAAGCTGTAATGACCTCCCGGCAGTGCAGGACAAGAGCTTGTTCGCGTCAGAACGTGTCAAGGTGATAGAGTTCAACAGACACTTTACAGAGGCAGAACAGGACAAGACACTGAAGGAATACTTTGAGAGTAATGAGGCCATGATAGGCATATTTGCATGGCTGATAGAAGGCTACAGAGAGTACAGAAAGTATGGTCTCGCTATGCCGGAGTGTGTAAGACAGACCGTGAAGAGGTATGAAAAGGATAATGACCTTGTAGTACAGTTTCTTGAGGAACGCTGTGAGCGTGCAGAAGACGTAAAGACACAGGCAAAGACGCTGTATGATACGTATAAGGTATGGTGCAAATCTAACGGCTATTACGTATGCAGCAGTAAGAAATTTAATGCAGAAGTGACCGCGCATCCTGAGTGGTATGCAGAGAAGAAAAGAGGGCATGGAGGGATGTATGTTTACACGGAAATAAAGCTTAAAGAATAAGGTGAAGAAGGTGAAGCATTTTAGTAAAAATACATAGATTTTTCTATATACGCGCGTATAAGAGAAAAGTTATACAAAATCCGAAAATACTTCACCAAGTTCACCCAAGTCAGAAAGGAGAAAGAGACATGAAAGAGAGCTATGTAGAAAGATGGGAAAGAGAGCAGAAAGAGAAAGCCGCGAAGGTGGCAGAAGAGAAAGTTGAAGTTTCGGAAGAGAAAGTTGAAGTAACAGAGGAGGTGACAGAGAATGAGCAGAACGCCGGGTGCGAAGGACAAGCAGCCAAGAAAGAAAGCAGAAGCAGGAAACAGACCGTCAGACAAAAGTCCGATAATAAGAGATAACAACCCGGTGCTTCCTGAAGGATATAATACGCAGATGATCATGTTCATGAGGGAGGTAATGCCCGAAGAACCTATAGACATAAACGATGTTGAGGAAATGAACAGAAGGTTTACAAGATATCTGGATATCTGCGCGAAGTATGACAAGAAGATAGGGAACTTGGCAGCATACGCCGCTATAGGGATAACGAAAGAACAGGCGAAAGATTTTGAGGTCAACAGCAAGTCGAACCCTGCGCGTGCATACTTCATTAAAAAAGTAAGGCAATTTTGTAGCATGTACAGAGAGGGCTTAATGCAGGACGGGAAGGTCAATCCTGTTACTGGAATCTTCTGGCAGAAGAATTATGACGGACTCAAGGATCAGCAAGAAGTTGTTGTTACTCCTAATAATCCTCTGGGAGAAATGGGAGACACAGAACGGATCAAGCAGAAATACCTTGATGCAGGATACAATGTTTTGCCGGAAGTCGCAGAAAGCGCAGAAAGCGCAGAAAGCACCCTGCCGGAGCCGGGGACTGTAGAGGTTGAGGCCGTGGAGACGGTCAAAAATCCTGAATGATCATATAAGGGCATTTGTGAATTGTAGCATTGGAGACAATAACACAATTGCCCTTATTTCGTGGAAAATTTGACCGCTGACGGGTGTTTAATAGCGTTGTAGTAGTATTTTACATTTGAGGAAATAAACACCCCTTAAAACTAAAATAAACGCCTTTTGGCGTCCCTCTTCATGACATAATAAAAGCCCCGGCTTTATGCTGCCGGGGTTAGCTTCTTAAATAGCGGTTTTTGTGTTGGTTTCCAGTATTCAACAATACTGTTTAATTCTTCCGGGGTAATATATGGGATGTTGTAGAGCGTCAGCCCTTCCGGGGTCATGTAATAGCCTTGTCCGTATCTTGGGAGGGTTTCGCATCCGTTCATATCTAATATATTACGGCTGTCCTGCTTGCTGCGTGTCCTGAGTCCTACGCGCGCATCGAAATTTACTTTTATAGGGGTTGGTATAACTTCCCTTAACGGGCATTGTGTAGCGGCTACAACATGCACACGGGCGGCGCGTCCTATCTGGCAGAGCCTTTGAAGTAGTGGCATGACCTGCTTTTTGTTGGTGGTCATTAAGTCGGCTAATTCGTCAATTATTACGTATACATCACCGCCGTTATATTTTACTATTCCGGCGCGCTGCATTTCTTTGTAGCGTGTTTCTGTGATGTTTAGCGCATACTGTAACGCCCCAATCATGTCCCCCGGTTCGCTTGCGTATCTGATGCAGTGCGGCAAGCTTTTATATTTGCATAATTCAACCCGTTTCGGGTCTATCAATATCAATTGTTTGTCCTGTGGGCTGTCCTTTAATGCGGTGTAGATCACGCCGTTAATTAAAACGCTTTTGCCGCTACCCGTGGCACCTGCTACAAGTAAATGCGGCTGCTGTAGCATGTCCTCATATAAGCTATATATTTTCATGCTGTGCGCCTCCTTTCGTTAATAATGCCGGGATCGCCCCCGGCTGTGGTTATATTATGCCGTTCTCTCTGAATTCGTTTATAAGACCATAGCGGCGCGCCATCTTTGAAAACCATGCGTCAACCGTTGCGAGTTCTCCCCATGAAAGGCCGCCGGACATTTCCGCATCAAGGTTATAAAACTTGATTGCGGTATCTATGACGCTCTGTTTTCTCTCTGCGTAGGTCTTGCCGCGTGTCTTGAATTCTACAAGCCCGCTTGTCTCTGTTTCCGGGCTGAATGTGTCCGCTATGTATTCCGGGAGCTTGTAATATATATTGGTGTGTTGCTTCCCGTTAGCGTCCTTATAGGCTGCGTATAACATCGGTGTACCTCCTATATGATCACGGTGTTATTGTTTAGGGTTTGCCGGGACTTCTGGCTTGACTGTCTGTTTTTAATCTGGTGGCATTAACTACTATCTGCCCCGGCTGCTGTCCTATTCTGTTATATGTCTCTCTGTGGTGTAGGTTTCCCAGACCCCCGGCAGTGTGCCGGGACGCTTGCGGCTTAACTGGCTATTTATACCCGCCGCAACGGGTGTTATTAATCTATGCTGCCTCTTCATCAATTACGCTGTTAGCGTACTCATATAGATCATCAAAGTCGTTGTTATTGTCTAAGCTGTGAAGGGTGAGGGCTTCGGCCTGTTCGTCTGTCAGTTCTTCAACTCCGATGTTATGAAGATATGACAACATGCAGTATTCAATAGCTTCATCAAGTTCGTTATATATCTCGTTCTCTATGGTGGTATACTCTGCCATCTGTCCGGCCTTATATAGATCATTACCGCACCCATCAAAGCCAAATTCTTTTATTGTTTCGTTTACCTCTTCAACGTGTCCGGCTATGAAGTCTCTTATATCGTTGTAGTAGATGCTTGTGTTACCGTCTGCAATTTCAGAGATTGCATCACATATATAAGTTGTGCCGCTGTACTCTGTAAGCTGTTCGCTGTAGTCGGTGATCCGGCTGCTAAGCTCTTTCATTCTGTCATTGATGTTTAACATGGTTTTACCTCCCGGCTGTACTGCCTTGTTATGGTGTTATTGTCTTGTATGATCCCCGCATCCGTGGGGCTTGCTGCGTGCTGTGGGATGGTGTAATCATCCCTGTTTTACTGTCTAAATTATAGTACTTTTAGGTGCTTATTGTCAATACCTTTAGGTACTATTTTAATTAATTTAGTTTTGAATATTTCCGGGGATATTCCTTGATATTTCAAGGGCTACAGCGTGCGCGGCTGCGTGGTTTTGCTGCTGTGGTTCTGGGATCATGTCAGGGTATGGGGGGGATATGTACCGGGTATGATGATGAGCGGGGTGACCCCTGAGAATACCGCGAAAAATAAAAAGATTATTAGCACCTAAAGGTGTTGACATATAATCAGACAAGTGCTATATTGTATCTACGGAGGTACAATATGTTATCAAGAGACATTATCAAAGAAATAATCTCATTCCGTGGAATGAGTCAGGCTAAGCTTGCTGAGGCAGCGGGCTTCAAGAGCCAATCTAATATCAACGGTATTCTCAACAGACATTCAAGTATGAGAGTAGAAACCCTTGTACAGCTTGCAAAGGCTATGGATTGTGAGGTCGTAGTCCGTGATAAGACAGACCCAAGCAGAGAATGGATTGTAACTGACGGGGAAGAACAGGCAGAGTAAGCCCCGCGCCGATTATCTCAACTGCTATGACTTGCTATATAGAGTAAGGAGGCGAGAGAAATGATCACATTAATGTTCATCTGGGGTGCATTAGTAGGGACATTCAGATTTATCTGTTGGTTATTCGGAGGCATGATCAAGCTGATGTTCAAGGCCACGGTGATACTGACCGTTACGGTATGGACATTTATTATCGTGGTTATAGGGTGGATCGTGAAGGAGATTATATCCTTTATCCTCAGGAAAGCCGGGGTTGACACCTCAGGGTGGAAATCTCCGGTCACGTTGGATCAGATTGATGCCGCGCTTGATAGATGGAATCGTAGACTTGATTATAAGTTTAGGAGATCGCGGTACACGTATAAACGGAGGCCATCGACAGATATATCTCTGAGGGAAATGATATTGTATGATATCATCACTGATGATTGAGGCCGTTTGTAAAGTATGGTCAGGAGGAAAGCGATATGATCTCACTGATTGTAGGCTGTATGGAGGCTTCCATAGAGATTATGGCAAAGCTTATTCCGATAATCCTTACGGTTATGTATTATGTTTTCATAGTGCTGCCTGTAGCGATCATCCGCGGGATTGTGGAAGTGGTCAAAAGCCTTGTCTGCTATTTCAAGGGCAAGGAGTATGTACCACCACAGGAGCCGGAGATATCTTATGAGGTCAAGGTGGAACCAGAGAGGAAGAAGCCTGTAAAGCATCTGAGAGCCACGGCGTACAAGGTGAAGTACAAGAATAATAAAAAGAGGTATGAGCCGTTCTCCATTGAAGAAATGATGCTGTATGACATTATTGACGGGGATTAATCATAATTTGAGTGTTTCCATATTGATAAAGATAGCCGCCCAACTCAGGCGGCTATTGTTATACAGGATTCATTTTATCTGTCTTAGAAGGTCACGTTGTTACGTCTGTTTATCCATTCATTGAGCCATTGTGCCGGATCATCGGTGCTCAGAGGGAATTCTGATTTGTGGGCGTTCCATTCTGCCCGGTCTATGTCGAATTGATCAAGGCTATCTACCATAACTTCGTTATTGTCCTCTTTACGGTAGAATTTGCAGAGGTCGTAAAAACACCTATCCCAGCGGTCTAAAGTGGTCATGCGCTCAGTAATACCTGAATAATCACCGCGCTCAATGTTCTCTCGCTCAGCTTCTTCTGCCCGGTCAATGAATTTCCGTATGTTGATAAGATAGTCAGGGTAGGTTATATGATCCTTGTTACGCCTCCTGTCGTTTATCAATCTGAATGTATGGTTGATTGGATCGTTATTATAATTATCCTGTTTCTTTTGTTCTATAAACTTTTTACACTCTTCACTATCACAATATACGGCGTTACTTTTACCTACACCGGAAAAGGCTTTGCCGCAGTTTTCGCACAGCCGGACAATTTTACGTTTACTCATGCGGACTTGAGCGAGATCATACATGTATAGATCGCTCAGCTTATCTACCAGAAATATGGGCGTTATATTTCCCCTGTAAGCCCTGTAAGAGACCGTTAGGGAGTGTTTATCTACTATATCGGTAAAATCCTCTGAGAGAGGCAGAAAGGCGGGTTCCCCGGTAGGTCTTAATAGTATTGGTATACCCGGATAGCCCTCAGGTATCGTGAACCCGTGTCCTTTGGAAAAAGCGTCATTTGCTTTCTTCAGTACATCTATAGTACCACCCGCGTTCAGGAATTCTTTGCGTCTTTCATTAAATGAATCAATAACAAACTGACCCAAAGGGACTACCTCAGAGGTCTCTGGGAAGAAAGCATCCTCATACGGAGTTCCATCTATAACAAGATATTCATTCTTCAAGGCCAATACATACATTTCTTCATTCTCCCCGGCAATTCGCAACTAACAATATGGTTATTACGCGCCTAACAAGTTGCCGATACTAACGTATCGACATTCATGTTTAGTTCGTTGTACTCTTCTGTTGTATTTTATCGCAACTAACAACCATATTACAAGTAGGTTACGAAAGAAAGGAGGGCTATATGGCAACAATGCTAAGACCATTGACCCCGAAGTTCATAAGCATTAGGGAGGCGAGTGAATTGTTCGGGATAAGTAAGTATGCGCTGCGTGAAGGCGTGAAATGTGGTCGTATCAAACATGCTGTAGTTGGACGCACATACATGATCGATGTGGACGCATTACAGCATCAACTTGATACAGGCGAAAACATATTGGAGTAGCTTATGCATTACGATTTCACTACAAATGCTGAGATAAAACGATCTCTGATAGAGAACAAGATCACATATCAACAGATAGCGGAAGAGTTGCAGTATTCAGTACCAACTATCAAGTATTGGTTTTCAAGGACGCTTGATTTGGAACATCGTTCTTTAATTAAACAGGCGGTGCAACAGATTAGGGCAAAGAAGGAATGTGAATATGATCAGTAACAGAAAAGAAAAAGTTTTGGCTGTAATGAGGGAATACAAAATACAAACAATATGGCTATCACGATATTTACCCGTTCATTATAGTACGGCGTGTCAAATAATTTACTCCCAAAAGGATAGTGTCATAAGTGACTATTATTATATCCACATTTCAAAAGCCTTGAACAGAATCGTTAAGGCTCTGGGATATCGTGAAGTACCTTTGGAAATGATACCAGAAATGGATTTTATTATTACTACTATGGATGAATACGGTATCCCGGAAAAGGTGCTACTAAGACAATTGCGAGCTAACAATTATAAACTCAAACAGTCTTTCAAGAACGGTCTGCATACAAAAGAAGATTACGCTGCGATGATAACCGCGATCAATCAACTAAAAGAGAAAGGCGGTAAGCATTATGAGTACTATTGATAAAGTTGATAACGCTCAGGCTGTCTATCATTCAATCCGGGAAACGGCAAAGATAACGGGTATATCACAGTACTATATCAGGAATTTAGTTAAGGATAAGAAAATCTCCGGGGTCTATTGCGGGAAAAAGTTTCTTGTGAATGTTCCTTCTTTCTTAGAGTACATGGAAACTCAGGGAGAAGGGGTGATAGCTAATGGGTAAATACATCTATTACGATAATTATTTTTATGTGGATAACGAGGGTATTCTTCGCATAGTTGAGGAAAATGATGAAAAGGACAAAGAGAACAAAGAAGAAGGAACGATAACAGCATATAAGGTTGCCAATCATGCACCGATGCTTACAAGGATCATACGCAAAGAGGACGGATTCACGGTATCAGAACAAATTGAGTTCCGGGCAAGGCGTAACAATAAATGGGAGACCCCTGTATGCATAGACAAGAAAACCATGATAAGTAGTCAGCCTCATTTAAGTTTTAGTCCCGGTTGCCGTATATACTTACGGAAAGGAAATGTAGCCCGGTATTCAGAATTCATGCAGATTCAATGTGAAAACGCAGAAGTCGAAACCGTATATAACCATACGGGATGGAAAGTTGATGAAGAGGGTAACAGGGTTTTTCTCAATGGTAATTACAGCATAAATAAAGATGGGCTTACAAAAGACTATGCAGTAGAACTTGATCCTGATTTCAAATGTTTTCAGTTCTACCCGGTCAATGTTGATAGCGGTACATGCATCAATGCCATTATAGATGGCGTGAGAAGAACAATGCCCGATTGGGTATATGTACCGTTGATATCATACATTTTCTTATCCCCGTTAAATGAAATGCTAAGAAATAAGGGTAAAGAGCCATGCTTCAGCTTATACCTCATAGGAAAAACCGGAACGTTTAAGAGCACAATAACAAAGCTGCTCTCATGCTTTTTCGGAATACTTAATTATTCGGATACAGCACCGATCACGTTCGAAGGTACACAGAATAGTATAGGCAGAAAATTGGCGGTAGGTGCGGACTTACCTTTGTTGTTAGATGATCGTAGACCAACTAATTACGGTGATCGTGTCAAATATGAAAACATCGAGAAATATATCTCTTCTGCGATTGGTGACAGAGCAACGAGAAGTAGATTAAATGCGGACAGCACCGCGAAAGTCTCATATAGACCAATGTCAAACGTGATAGTTACAGCGGAAGAGGCTTTTGTAAATATCGGTAGCAGTTCTATAGCACGCTCCGTTTCAGTAGAGATTAAACCTGATACGATCATCTTTGAAGAATTACAGAAATTACAGGAACATCCGGAATACTTCAACAAAACAATGCAGTTATACCTGAAGTGGATAATCAACCATTATGACAAGATCAGAGATAACAGCGACACATTGTTGAAGCAGTACCGTGAGAAGTTCAGCGAAGCCGGGCATGCGAGGCTTGCTACAGCATTTTCACAATTGATGTTCGGGTATTCTCAAATGTTGCTATTTATGCGTGAATATGGGATTTTCAGTTCTGAAGATATAGAGAGCATGATACAGCGGGCAGAGAGCATATTCCTTGAAATGTGTAACAGGCAAAGTGAGAAGGTTGAGAATGAAAAACCGACAATACTGTTTGCCGATTTAATCAAGGAAATGCTTGAAACACGGAGAGCCACGATTGTAGATTTGCGGAATCTTCAGGAGGGGGAGAAACCGGGATTCATAGGTAGTAAATGTATAGGCTATCGGGATGACGATTATGTATATCTGATTCCACAAGTAGCTTACACGCAAGTCGTTTCATTTTACGGCGAGAGTGGCTATACCTTCCCATCAAGTAAAAACATGCTATGGAAGATGCTTCTTGATGAAGGAAAGATCGCTCCTGAGATACAGAAAGATGGAAGCCGTAGGACGGACAGACGAAAGCGCATTAATGGAGCTACCAGACGGTATATCTGGCTGAATAGTTCGGTGTTGGAGGAAGGTGATGAAGATGAATGAAAAGATCGAGGCTGAGACCATACGGATAGAGGAGCCTAAGCCTGTAGGTAGACCAAAAGGATCAAGGGATAAAGAACCCAGATCGAAACGCGGATTACTTACCGATGTAGCACCGGGAGATATAGCCCGGATCACAAAGCACAACATGGAACTTTTGAAGCTGCCGGAAATAAACCGTGACAATATAGAAGAAGTCGAGGAGAGAATATATCTATATTTTGAAAAGTGTATTGAGAACGATGTAAAGCCGGGAGTAGCCGGGCTGTGTCTGGCTCTTGGTATTACACGTCAGGCGTGGTCTATGTGGGGCGCGGGAGAAAGAAGGAATCCTGAATATCAGGAGCTTGTACGTAAAACGCGTTTGGTGATGGAAAGCATCATGGAACAGTACATGCTGCAAGGTAAGATCAACCCGGTTACAGGTATATTCCTACTAAAAAACAATTTCGGATATAAGGATCAATCTGAACATATCATCACACCGGGAGAATTAGGCGATAGACCGTTAAGTACAGAAGCTATCAAAAGGAAATACCTTGAAGCGGGTTACAACGTATTAGATGACGTGGAGTATCCACAACTGAATGAACCGGAAGAAATAATAGTAGACGATAATAATTAGGAGGTAAACAAGATGAACGAGTTTAAGAATATGATGCGGCGCATGAGAAGGTATGTAGCCGATGTAGAAACGAACAATGCAAAGAGAGCAGATGCTATTAAAGCTCTGGAGACCTACAAAGGAAGTGAGTATTACAGACAGCAAATAGATGCTCTCAACAAGAACCATGAGGCTGAAAGAATCAAGCTTGCGAAAGATCTTCAGGAAGATCTGATAAATCGTATGGAAACGATGCGTGCAAATGTGAGACAGAGGATCACGGCTGCCCCTACAGCGGATATGGTCAACACCATAAACATGCTCAGGGTATTAGATAATGTTACTCCGGCAGAAATGAGGCAGTATGCTATAACAATGGCTGATTGTCCTATAGCTATGAAATCATTAAAGCAGATAGCAAGAGATATGAATATCAATATTCAAGCCCCGGACGCTGACAGCTTACTTAATACTTTAGACAATCTGGAAGGATATCTGGCGTTATTCCTTCGCGGATTCAGGGGTAAAGAGTCTATGACACCTTCGATCATGCAGCTTTATGATTATTTCCTTCCTGATGATCAGTACACTTCCAGAATAGCAGAAGAAGGATTTGAGAAAATAGCAGTAACAAGCGAGTATGTCGACATGCAATTCTGGAAGAGAGTATCTAACGGTGGCGATCCGTTACTGCTTGAAATGATCGAAGCCCCGGATAAGAAGGTCAGCGAAAAAGATTTTAAGATCAAATATTTTTTCAGAGACATAGACGGTCTGAATAAATATATCGAGCAGCGCACAGAGGGACTTGAAGGTAAAGACAAAGAAGATAAGGTCAATGAGATACTTAATAATTGTCCCGGTCAGTACGGAGCAGCTTACCGCTATTATAAGATGCATGGAGAGAAAGTTGCATTGATTGATTCCTTTGAAGATGAAGAGGAAGAGGGAGCAGAATAATAGTTGCACGAAAAGAGGGCTGACCGATGAGTAGACGGTACAGCCCTTTTTAGTCCATTTATTCAATGGATAGGAGGCAAAACGAAGAATAATACCCTGAAATTCCGTATTGTTTTGAATCCTATATATATTGTATCGGATTCAGTTAATAAGGCAATCACTTTTTATTGATATTGCGGGCGCGGTATGCATCGCGGATATTCATAGCCTGACGGATAAGTTCCAATCTGCTCATACCATCAAGTTCAAGATACAGCTTGGTAAGTTCTTCAACAGCCTCGCGATCATATTTCGCTTGACGCTCAGCACATTCAACAGCGGCCTTGTGACGCACTACAGCCTCTTCAAAACTGAGTATGCTCATAATGTGATCTCCCTTCCGTATGCAATAGATTTATCTATTCATCGTAAATGAGGATATCCCCCGGCTGACATTCAAGAAGAGCACATATACTTTCGATGCTCTTCCATGATACAGGCTTGTTGTGCCTGATGGATTGTATAGCTGTCTCTGAAAGAAGTTGCTCATTTCTAAGACGGTTTGTGTTGTAGCCCTTTTCCTTCAGGGCTTTGAGTATATCGATCTTATATCGTAATGGCATATAACAATTCCTCCCTTTTTCTTTATGGATAGTGTATCAGAAAAATACACTGAAATCAATGTAAATTTCTCTTGCAATTACACGGATATCAATGTAATATTACACTGAAAACAATGTAATTGTGAAAGGAGTACGATCATGTCAATTACACTAAGAGAACGAAAATCAGGCAAAGTGTATGAGATACGCGTATCCCGCGGGCGCGATCCTGAAACCGGGAAACAATTATCCCCATACACTATGACTTGGCCTATTCCTGAGAATTATTCCGCTAAGCGCGCTGAAAGAGAAGCCCGGAAAATTGAGGGTGAATTCATAGCAAAGTGTAAAGCCGGAGAAGTTCTCACTAAACAGGAAGAAAAGAAGAAGAGAATAGAGGATGCTGAAAAGGCAAAACAGAAGAAACTGGAAGATGATAGCAAGCCTACGTACAAAGAGTATGTTGAGACTTATGAAAAGCTGCTTGCGACAAGGGGCGTGGCTCTGGGTACGATAGATATTTATTCAAAGACTTTGAAAAGAGCGTACAGCAGATTTGAGGATATCAAGCTTGAAGATATCACAAAGAAGATGATCCGGCAGTATCTTGTCGATCTCTTTGAGGAACATAATTTCAAGGATTCTACGCGAGTATCTAAGTACAGGGTGTTCAATACCTTCTTCAATGTAGCCGTTGAGGACGGAGTAATAGAATATTCACCAATGCAGAGTTTCAAATGCCCGACTATAGGAAAATCGGGAGGATCGGAGGCGATCAATCCTAAAAATAAAGCCTTTGACGAAAAGGAAGTAGCTTACATATTGGACTGCCTTGAAAAAGAACCGTTCATGGATAAGGTGCTCATTACGTTCATGCTTGATACCGGGTGCAGACGTGGCGAAGTCTGCGGCCTCAAGTGGGAAAGCGTTGATCTCGATAGCGGGGAAGTTGTTATCTGCAACAACAGGCAGTATCTTCCGCATGTCGGAGTGTTTGATACTACCCCGAAGAGTGGAAATGCCCGTACTCTGTATCTCTCTGCTACAGCCCTGAATCTGCTCAGAGAGTGGAAACAGCAGCAGATTAGGGATTTGTTCAAGAAGGGTCTTAGAAGCCAGTACACGGAAGGATATGTGTTCAACGGGAAACATGAAGAGGGCTTGCACCCGAACGCATTAACGAAGCTCTTTCAGATATTTGCAAAGAAGTATGATATACCGGACTTCCACCCGCATAAGCTGAGGCACACAATGGCTACTCTCAGTATTGCCAACGGTGCGGATGTGGTCAGCGTCAGCAAGAAGCTCGGTCATTCAAAGCCATCAATCACGCTTAATGTATATAGCCATGCCAATGAAGAGGCTCAGCGCAGAGCTACAGAGGTATTGGAGAACGCGATCTATAAGAAAGATAAGGAGGCGTAAATATGGACGAGTTAAAAGCTTTAGTTGATGAATACATACACTTCATCGAAAATGCGGTTCCCCTCTGGGAAGAATGGGTCGAAGAATTACCAAAACAGGGAGATTTCGGGAAGCTACCAAACAAAGTGATCTCAGAATATAGTGGCGTTCCAGAGAATAGTAACATAGCCCTGATGTTCTGTGCGTTCTGCGCGGGTTTGGAAAGAGGCTCACAGAATAATGATGCAGAAACGGAAGAGACTACTTTGGGTTATGTGCTGACAGTTACAGCTAATAATCCTAAATATACGGCAGATATCTTTGTCCCAGATTCGGAGCATATCAGGGTAAAGGCGTACATGGAGAGATACGGACTGTCGATAGTCCATGCAGAAAGGACAGATATATCTGAGGTTGAGGCAGACTGCCCGGTAGTGGATAACTCAACTTTCGGGTACTACGTGGATGATCCCGTATCGGGTGTAGGTGACAGGAGGTTTATGCCGGAAGAAAGCAGCAGTGAGGACTTCGATAGTATCAGCAACTTAGTTATTGACAATTTGATCATAAAGCTAATGACAAAATAG